CAGCGCCTTTATCTATATCACCGCCTCCTGCATTTCTAACAGCATCTGCTGTAAATACAAACTCATTTTTAGATAGTCTAGCAGGCACATCGTCAGCTTTTTCTTTGCCGCCCATCTCTACAAAACCACCTGTTTCTCTATAATCTTTTTCCATGCCACCCATGTCAATCATTTCTGAAGCTTCGGCATCCATAATACCACCCTCTTGTTTGCCTATTCTTTTGTACATAGACATAGCTTTATAGGGATTGTACGCAGTTTCATCTTCGTCTTCATCCATTAAACCACCATTAGCAGCCATAGCAACTGGTTGAGGTTGTTCCATGCCAGCACCTTGAGCCATCATCTCTTGTTCTTGTTGAGCCTGCATTACTGCTTTTACAAATTGTTCAAAAGATAATGTGCCACCTTTGTTTTTGTATTTAACAAATTCTGCCATAAGCATTTGTTCTGCTTGTTGTTCACCCGGTGCACCACCCATGTTTAACATGGCTCTACCACCAGCTGCTGCATAAAAATTTGGTTGTACATATTGTTTCTGTGGCATAAAATTTAATCCCGTGTCCTTGGCTCCTCTATAAAAATCTTGTGCACGTTTTCTAATTCCAGCAACGTCCATAACATCAACTTCTTCTTCCACTTCTTCGTCATCACCCATAGCATTCATTAAAAATGGTGCTGCAGTTGCTAGAGCACCTGCTGTAAGAAATGCATTCTTGCCACTAAAGTTACCACCAAAAGGATTTAATGAACTAAGAAAACCTACTTTGCCAGGACTAGATCTTGCAGCATTAAATGCTAATCTATCTGTAACAGCAGGTGCAAATCTGTTTGCAAGACCTGCTCTAGCTGCAGCCAAAGTAGCACCTATTCCTTTTTGTCCGAATAAACCCATGGCTTCTCCACCAAAACCAGCTCTACCAAATAAACCACCTATACCTGTTCCAGGTATACCAAATGCCAATGCACCACCAATAGCTGCTTTACCTATTGGACTTTTAACAACTTTCTTAACACCTCGCACCGCTTTCTTAACGATACTTCCTAATCCATATAATTGTCTGGGTTCTTGCATTCTTGAAATTGCCATAATTTTACCTTAATCTCCTACTTTATTACGTTTTACTTAGTAAATCAAGAGGTGGCATGATGAC